CAATGACGCGTTTTTTGACCCCAAGATGGTCGTGATCCCGATCATCCTGAGTTATCAGGAGATTCTCAACAACCAAGGCGACAACCAGCTGATGGACGTCTACGAGAGCTACATCTCGGCGGCGGAAAAGGCGCTGGAAGATGCGATGGATCAGGGCATCTATTCGGACGGCACCGCCAACGGCAACAAGCAGATCACTGGCCTCGCCACCGCGATCCCGATCGCGAACACGACCGGCGTCTATGGCGGCATCGACCGCGGCAGCGCCATCATCTGGCGCACCGCGACCTTCGATGCCAACAGCTTCCTCTCTGGAAGCACGCAAGTATCTTCGACCACGATCCGCCCGATGCTGAACTACGTCATGACGCAGCGCAGCCGCGGCCGCGACTACGCGGATCTCCTGTTGATGTCGCCCGAGCACTATGCGGCGTATGACGCGGCGACGGTCGCCATCCAAAGGCAACAGAATGAGACAAGTCTTGGCAAACTTGGCTTCAGCGCGCTCGAATATATCGGCGGCGGCAAGCGGGCCGAGATCGTGCTCGACGGAGGCATCGGCAGCAACATGCCAGCGAACACCACGTTCGGCATCAATACCGACACGCTCCGGCTTCGCTACAACTCCGCGCGAAACTTCGACAGGTTGTTCGACGGCGATGGACAGATGCCGATCGATAAAGACGCCATCGCGCAATTTATCGGCTGGATGGGTGAACTCACGATGACCAATCCGCTGTTCAACTGGCGCATGTATGACAGCAACCCGGCCGCTTGAGCGCATCGAGTAGTCGAGTACACCGGGCCGCCAACGTGTAGGTTCAAGCCTTCCTTCCACGAAGGCGGTCCGGACCGTTCAACCGAAGGAAGGACCAACCATGCCCGTTCAAGACCCCGACGACCTGCTCGTCGTGCTGTTCAAGCATCTAGCAACCGAGAACAAGCCGAAGTCGCTGGCCGAGGGACGGCCGATCTTCGACGATCAGGAGATCTGCGAGATCCGCGCGCCCGGCAGCAAGGACGTCAAAGTGTTCCCCGCCAACGCCTTCGCGCGCTGGATCGATGATCCCATGACCGGCGAGCAGACCAAGCAGAGCTACGCCGAACGCTTCTCGCATCAGTACCGGCAATTCAAGGCGAAAGCATCGCAGACCAAGACCGGCACGCCGCTCGACTTCGCCGCCTTCCTCAGTGAGGGCCGCCGCTCCGAGCTGAAGGCGCAGAACATCTACACCATCGAGCAGCTGGCTGCCGTTGAAGGCGCCGAGCTGAAGAACCTCGGACCCGGTGGCAGGGAGATGAAGAACGCCGCAACCGCCTTCATCGAGGAGGGCCGCGCCTCTGCGCCGAACAAGCAGATGGTCGAGGAGCTGGCGGCGCTGAAGGCGCGCAACGCGGTTCTTGAGGAGGACATGAAGATCAAGAAGGCGCGGCAGGAGGCGGAGGCCTCCACCGACGACGAGTTCGACGAGATGTCGCTGATCGAGCTGCGCGCGTATATCACCGAGCAGACCGGTCAGGCGCCGCTCGGTGCGCTGAACCGCAACGCCTTGAGACGGATGGCCAAGAACTCACGGCCGGACAAGGTCGCATGACATGACGCTGCTGTCGGTGGTGAAGGACGTCTGCGCCGTGGTTGGCGTACAGGCGCCGTCGTCCGTCACCACCAACCTCGTCGCCAACCGCACCATGCAGGAGATGCTGGCGCTGGCCAACGAGATGGCGCAGCGTATAGCATACGATACAAGAGACTGGACGCTGTTTCGCAAGGTGAATACCTTCAATGGCGACGGCGTAAAGACTTCGTTCAGCCTGCCCGCGGATTACCAGCGGATGCTGCTGACGTCGAGCGTGTGGCGATCGACGCAGACGCTGTATCCGATGCTGTTCGTGCCGGACACCGACGAGTGGCTGAACCGCCGCGCGCGGAATTACTACGACGCCGCGGGTGAGTGGACCATCCTCGGCGGCCAGATGCTGATCGCGCCTGTGCTTGCGCTCGGTACCAGCGTCTACTTTCCTTACCTCGAACAGAACTGCGTCAGCCTCACCAGCGGCGGCAACGGCGACAGCTTCTTGGCCGATACCGACAGCTTCCGCTTGGACGAGAGGCTCCTGAAGCTGGGCATGATCTGGCAATGGAAGCAGAACAAGGGCACCTCTTACGCCGAGGACATGGGTACCTATTCCGACGCACTGTCGATCGCGATGGGGCATGACAGCCCGGCGCCGATCATTATTGGCAGACGCCCAATGGGCGGTGGCGTACGTACCGCCTATCCGTTCCCGGTGCCGACATGAACGTCGCAGCTTATCAAGGCTTTCGCCGTCAGGCCGTGCCCGCACAGGTCGCGCAGCAGCTGCAGACCGTGACGCTGCCAGCTCCTACGCGCGGGCTGATTTTGAACGAGAACGAAAGTTTCATGCAGCCCGGCGGCGCGCTGCAGCTCGACAACTGGATGCCGACCATGAAGGGCATCCGGCTGCGCGGTGGCACCAAGACGTGGGCGCAGCTGCCGGAGACGACACCTGTCATTTCGATGTTCAACTACATCAGCGGCAGCCAGTATCGCATGTTCGCCGGTAACGCCACCAAGCTGTACGATGTCACGGCGTCGACGCCGGTGCTGGTCAAGAGCGGGCAGACATCCGGCAACTACGTCGCTTCGCAACTGTCCAATCAGGGCGGTGACTGGATGCTGGTGCTGAACGACGCCGGTGACGCGCCGATGCGCTTCAACGGCACGACGTGGACTTCGCTCGCCACCACGACGCCTACCAACTGGGCCAACAGCTCGGTGTATGCGGTCGGCAACCGGGCGCTGGACACCACCGACTTTTCCTTCTGGAAGTGTCTCGTCGCTCACACCAGCGCCGCCACCGGGACCTTCAACGCCGACCGCACACTGCATCCGACGTACTGGGCTTCGGACATACCGGCCGATGGCGGTTCGTGGATTGTCGGCCCGCCGGGGTCGTCGGTCGTGACCGGTCATAATCTGGTCTATGTCTGGAAATACCGCGGCCGCTACTTCTTTGTCGAAGGCGGCACCATGAACGCGTGGTACCTGCCGACCAATTCCTCCGGCGGCGTGCTGTCGCTGATCCCGCTGTCGGGCGCCGCCACCAAAGGCGGCAAGCTGCTCTGTGGATTTACGTGGAGTATCGACGCTGGCGACGGCATCGATGACAAATGTGTTTTCATGACCGATCAGGGCGAGCTGCTGATCTTCACCGGCAGCGATCCCTCGACCATTGCGAACTGGCGACAGGAAGGCAGATACGCGACATCGGTGCCGCTCGGCATGAACTGCCATACCGCGATCGGCGGCGATGTCATGATCGCGACGGTGGATGGCATCATCCCGATCTCGGCGTCGATCACCAAGGACACCGCCCAGCTCGAACTCGCCGCGATCACCCGCGCGATCAAGCCGACGTGGCGTGACGAGGTCAATGCCAAGCGCGCGCTGCCGTGGACCATGCTCAAATGGGACGAGTTCGGCGGGGCGTTCGTGACGTTCCCCGGCGGCATTCCCGGCAGTTACACGATGGGGGCTGTCAACATCGCCACCGGTGCGTGGTGTCGCTACACCGGGCTGGACGTCATGTGCTTCGGCAGGCTCCGCGCTGATGCGTTCTTCGGCACGCAAGCCGGCAAGATCATCCAGTTCGAGCGCACCGGCACCGACGACGGCACACCTTATACCGCGATCATGGTCGGCGGCTGGGAGATGTTTTCCTCGCAGTCGGCGACGATCGTGTGGCGGCAGGCGCGGGCGTCGTTCAGGGCGCGGGCAGGCGAGCCGTTCCAGCCGCAGCTCAGCGCCACGACGGACTATGTGATCGTGATCCCGCCGCCGCCATCTGCAGCGCCGGATCCCGGCCCGCTCGACGTCTGGGATCAGGGACTGTGGGGGCCGGACGCCGGTCCGACACCGCCGGGTCCGACGCCGCCCTCTCCGGCCGACAAGCTGCAATACGCGCAGTGGGACCAGCCTGCGCCTGCGACGGCTACCGTGCGCAATACGATGTGGGTGTCGATCGGCTACACCGGCTTCTCGCACGCGCCGATCTGTCAGGTGACGATTGCGCAACAGGCGCTGCCGGATGTCGAACTGATCTCGATCGCGGCGACCTATGACGCCGCGGGCGTCAACGTGTAACGGGGCAACGGTATGGCGAGACATAAAGAATACGCCTACCAATCCATCCCCGACGTCGGGCCTTACGGCACCGCGACCAACCGCGCGGGGCCGTCTACCGGATACGATAGCGGCGTGATGGGCGGGCTGTTCGGGCAAGGCTTCATTCCCTCCACCAATCCATCGGTGCCGTCCTATGTGCCACCTGTGGCGGCACCGGGGAAGAAAGACGATCCTGTCCGCGACGCCATCGCGCGCGAAGTGATCCGCAACGCGGCCTACGAACAGGGCTATGGCGGCGGCTATACCTCGCTCGGCCTCGGCGATCCCGACAACCCGACGCCCCCGGCGCAGGAGCAGGCCGTGCCTTACGCCGACCCGGAAGTCACGCCAGCGCCGCCGGTGGCGGTGCCGCAGGCGCCGCCGGATGCCAAGGCGCCACCGGATCAACCGGCAACGCCTCCAGCAGAGAAAGCGGAAAAAGGCGAGCCTACGGCGGAAGAAGATGCGGCGGCACAGGCGGCGGCCAATGCTCAAGCCGTGCAGGAGGGTTACATGAGCCCGGAGGGCGTACCGGGGAAAGGTGTCACCCAAACCTCGCAGTCGATCGCCCCGCAGACATCGACCTTCAGCGGGTTCACAGCCAGCCCTCCGGGCGTTGTAGGTGTGGCTCCCGCCGACGCGCCATCGTCGGCTGCTCCGTCGTTGGGGCAGGGTACTGTCGGTTCGCCGGGCGCGGCCGCCCCCGGCCCCGGCGGCTTCGGCGGTAGCGACAGCGGCGCTGCGCTAGGCAATCCGGGGGGATTAGGGCTTGGTTCCGGCGCGCCCGCATCGGTAGCCGGTCCCGGTTTCGGACCAAGCGTCGGCTTCGGGGACCCCGGAGGAACGGTCAGCGGTTTCGGCACCGGTACGGTGGGCCAGCCGGGATCCATAGCCGGGTTTGGCACCAACGCCACCGGCGTGCCCGGCTTGGCAGCGGGGCAGACTGACGCGGTGACCGCGAACGCGGCTCCAGCCGCGCCCGCGGCACCGGCCGCGCCCGCTCCACCCGGCACAACCGTTGGATTAACGGCGGCGCAGCAAGCGCAGGCTGCCGATCCTAACAACCCGGCTTTTGCACCTCCTTCTCCGAGTGTTCTCGGGTTCGCACCGACGGTGGCTCCACCGGCGACGCCGGATGCCGTCATGGCCGAGATGGCGCAGCAAGCGGCGATTGCGCCTGCGATGGACGCGATGAATAGCAATATTGGCTACCAGAACCAGAACATGGCTGATGTAGCGAATGCCATGCAGGCGGCCACCCCCGCCGCCCAGCAAGCCGCGATGGACGCGGCCGTAGCGGAGGCGATGGCCGGTGTCTCTACGGCGGAGGGCACGGTCGGCGAAGAAGGCGCAGGCATCGGCCCCGGCCCCGGCGGTTTCGGCGCGGGCGCGAGCGCGGTCGGTGGCGAGGCGCCGGGTCTGGGCGGGTTCGGTGACGGAGGAATTGCCGGTGCTTCCGTTGGGTTCGGCGGCCTCGGCGCGGGTGCGGAAGCGGGCGGCACCGGCAACGTGGGCGCCAGCGCAGAGGGCGGTACCGGCGCAGCCAGTGTCGGTGGAGTGGGCGAAGGCGTGGGCGGCTTCGGCGAAGGTGCGACCGGTGTTTCGGGTGTGTCAGGAGCAGGTGCGCTCGGTGGCGGCGTCGGCATCGGCGGACTTGGCGGTGGCATCGGCGACGGTACCAGCAGCGGAACATCCGATGGCGGTCTCGGCGGCCTTGGCGGTATCGGTGGCGAGGGCGCTGGCGGCGAGGGAGGGGTCGGAGCATGGTAGCGTCTAGGCACACACAGGCGGAAGCAAACTACGGCCGCGGCGATCCGGTCAGTCACTGCGGGATCTGCAGCTATTACCAAGGCATGCGTCGCTGCTCGCAGGTGATGGGCACGATCAGTCCCTACGGCGTGTCCGACATTTTCAAGGCGTTGCCCAATCCGTTTGGCAAGACACTCGCGCCGAACGAGATCAAGGTGATCCAGACCATGGCGATGGACGCCGCAGACCGATCGGGAGGTTAGCGTGCTCGACTACGTCTACGGACACGATCAACTCGTCGCCGACTTCGTCGCGGCGTTGATCCCGTCCGTGCGCGAGCGCGGCTTCCCGAAGGCGTCGAAGGCGATCGGAGTTATCGAGGATAACAAGCTGATCGCTGGCCTCGTCTATCATAATTTCGACCCGGCCGCGGGCGTCATCGAGATGAGTGGCGCGGCATTGCCGGGCAAGTACTGGCTCACGTCGGAAACACTACGCCGGATCTACGACTACCCGTTCCTCGAGATCGGCTGCCAGATG